TAGCGGAGGGTTGGGGGTTCCTAGTAGATCCCTTCCTAATGGGGGTAGTGTAACATTTGAAATTGGTGCTCTTCTTTCTCAAACTAAGATAGCTCTAGATGCCTACAGTGTATTACCCTAAATGAAGCAACTTTCGTCGCTTCAACATAGGATTTCCGGTTTCACGAGCACTAGCAAGGACAGAGGACTTACGTCCTCTGCCTTGGCTGACGGTGCCTCCACCGGCAGTCACGGCGATCCCCGCCGCGATCATTCTTTGGGCTTCATTTCTAATATTCTTAGCGGCATTGACATCGCGGTCGTGCAAGGTCTTGCACCTATCGCATCGCCAAGAACGAATGTTAAGAGGCATCTCAGATTGAACATGAAGACAGACGGAGCAAGCTTTGCTAGAGGGGAAGAAACGATTCACTTTGATGAAACCTTTTCCTACCCTCTCAGTTTTATAACGGAGGAATTCAACCAAAGTTCCCCATCCTACATCGCTGATAGCCTTAGCAAGTTTATGATTCTTCATCATACCTTTAACATGCAAATCCTCGACGGCAATGACTTGGTTTTCGTCAACAAGCCGTCGAGAAATCTTATGGAGATAATCTTTCCTACAATTAACAACCTTTTCATGGGCCTTAGCTACCAAAATTCTGGCTTTGTTTCTAGATTTACTTCCTTTCATTTTTCTAGAAAGTTTTTTCTGTTTCCTTTTCAAATTCTTTTCAGCCTTCAAAAGATGGCGAGGATTATCAAATTTAGCCCCATCACTAGTAATAGCAAGATGATTCAAACCAACATCAATTCCAATAACTTTTCCTTCAAAAGAAGGAGAAGGAATGGGAACCCCATTATCCGTCAGAATAGAAGCAAAATATTTACCAGAAGGAACACGACTAATCGTAACAGTTTTGATTTTACCTATGATTTCTCTGTGAATGATGGCTTTTACCAAACCAATTTTAGGAAGGTAAATTTTATTTTCTACAATTTTAACGCTTTGTGGGTATTGAATAGATTGATTTCCTCTTTTAGATTTGAATTTAGGATACTTTGCTCGACGTTCAAAAAAGTTTATGAAAGCTCGGGACATATGAAGACAAACGGATGTCAACACCTGACTATGTGTTTCAGAAAGCCAAGGATACTCTTCTTTAAGTTTAGGAAGACGATAAGTCAATCCAAACTGACTAAAACCTTTCCCCGTTTCTTGATAAACTTTTTGGGTTTCTGCAAGGCTATTATTCCAAAGCCATCTAGCACAACCAAACGCTTTTGCAAGAGATTCTTCTTGCAAAGCGGACGGGTAGATGCGGATTTTGGTGGCTGTTAACATGATATTAGTATATACTAAATTCGTAGTAAGTAAAAGAAATATTTTCTTTTGGAAATGAAATTTGTTATTCTCTTGATCTAAATTGAAAGGCGCAGAAAATGGCAAACTCTTTCGAACTGAAATTCGTTCTCCCTCCGGGGACTAGTGCTATTTCTAGATTACCTCCTTTGATTCAATCTAACGTTATTAGAGCTTTAAAAGATGGAATGCTAATAGCAGAAAGAATATCAAAAACTCAATATTTATCTGGCCCTCGTCCAGAAAAATTAGCGGTAAAAACGGGGCTTTTGAGAAGTAGAGTTTTAGGAATTCTGGCTGGGACTGGGGGCGATCCAAAAGTATTTGCTTCAGGTGTTTTAGGCGTATCAGGAGTAATTTATGCTCGTATTCATGAATTAGGGGGTATTACTAAACCACATCCTATTGAAGCTAGAAATAAGCCTAGATTAGTTTTCTTTTGGAAAAAGAAAGGAATTTGGATGAGCATTCGAAAAGTAAGCCATCCGGGGTCTAGAATCCCTGCTCGTCCTTATCTAAGACCGGCTTTTGATCAAGCAAAACCTAGCATAGAAAATTTGATACAATTGGCTATAAATAAAGCATACAAGGATAGCTAATGTCAACACGAAACGATATTTTAGAGGATATTAAAACTTGTTTGAAAGATTATTCTAAAGCTACAGATGTAGTCAGGAAATTTGTTTTTTTTGATGAGGTTCCGGCATTTCCTTATTTAATGGTATTAGGGGGGGATGAACCTTTTGAAGATGAATTAGGGGATTCTACTTTAAGTCGTATGCGAGTTAGGGTAGTTGGTTATTCTAAGAGTGCAGAGGAACCTGAACAGGAGCAATGTGATTTAATAGAAGATGTTCTTAAATGTCTGGATGATGATACATTTAATCTAAGAAAGAAATATATGCGTCCATTGGGTGTTGAAACTGACGAAGGTATGTTACATTCAGCAGGAAATGGAGTTGCTATGTTTGTTCTGAATTTGGAACTTACGTATAAATTTTTAAGGAGCGCACCTTAATGGAAAGTAATAAATATTGGGATAGTTCTATAAAACTTGGTTGGGCTTGCCCTTTGTCATGGCCTTATTTGAATTCCACTACCCACATTTCTTTACTAGCTATGGATCGTCCTGATTTTATTCTTCTAGAAGCATCTAGAGGAGGAGATATTGCTGAAAAGAGAGAAGCTCAAGTAGATGAAGGATTACGATTGGGATGTACCCATATAGTATTACTAGATGCAGATATGGTTTATCCCCCAAGCACTTTACGAGATTTATTTTCAATAATGGAATCTCATAATGCTGATATGGTGGGAGGACTTTGTTACAGAGGGTACGAGCCATATGATCCTCTCATTTGGAATCCTACTGAGGAGGGTTTACTTAAACCCTTTGAAGATTACAAATTCGGAGATATAGTATCCGCAGGGGCTACGGGTGCCGCTTGTTTATTGGTCAAGCGGGGTGTTTTTGAAAAGCTACCTCGTCCATGGTTTCGTGTTCAGACGGAAGAGAAAACGGTGGATGGCAAGATCGTTGTAATTCGAAGGGGGGAAGATACTTATTTTACTAGGAATGCAACTAAAGCTGGATTTAAACTTTTGATTAATACTGATTATGATATTGGGCATCTTAGGGAGTTTGCCGTGGATCGTCATTTTTGGATTACTTACGGCATACTTAACCAGCTTGGAAACTGGGGTACGGCTTTTAAATTATTTAGAAAACTGAAGGATAAAGAGTGGTTGAAGAAAGAGTTCGGGGGAGATTAAAAAATTTAAGGGAGGCTCCGCAAGGAGTAATTATAATGATGGAAGTAGAGGGTTTTCCAACAACTAGACAATATGTAGGAAAGGAGAATTAGTATGGGCGACCCTTTGATGGGGAGGTATGCAAGTATTAAGAAAGGTTCCGTATTAGTCGAAAACTTGGGAAAATGGACCCTTGATATTAAGATGGATGAGATTGATACTTCCGTCTTTGGGTCTGTTTGGGGAAAGAAGATTCCTGGAATGCAGGCGTGGACCGGGACGGTGGAAGGATTTTATGACCCCGCTGATACAAATGGTCAGAAGGCCCTTCATGATGCGGCGTTGGCGGCAACCAAGTTGACAGATATTCGGTTCTTTATTGACTCCACCAGCTACTGGACTCCTGATGTCACTGCGGAGACTGCCGCCGGAGCGTACATTTCTTCTATCAACGTGGGACACGACAAGGCAGGTGTAGCATCGATCACTATGAATGTGATCGGATACGGTAAAATCGCACTCGTGTAATATATGTTGTATGATCGCGGCGGGGATCGTCGTGACTGCTAACTGAGGCACTATTAGACAAGACAAGGATTGAAAAATCTTTTGTACTTGCTGGTGCCCGTGAAGTTAGAAGCCCTTTTTTGGGGCAATCCACGGGGGCGTTACAATGGTATTAAAAGGGCGTTAAAAGGGGGGCGTTACAATGGCGTTAAAATTGAAGAGGTTTCAAGCAGGAAAGTGGTTTGATTATCCGGGAGCGGAAGGGGTCCGGTTTTTGATCCGGCCCCTCCCTCTTTCTGAAGGGCTTGCTATTCGTTCTAGAATTCGGGAACGGGTTCCTACAGAAATCGACATGACTCAAGGGAAGACAAAAGGGAAAATTACTACTCTTTTGGAAGATATTGATACCGGGAAATACACTTGGGAAATTTTTAATTTTATCCTTCAAGATGTAGAGGGGATTGATTTAGAAGATTCCCCCGAAGCCTCTTTGGAGGAAAAGAAAAAGGCTATTTTTGATGATATATCTCTCCGGGAGTTTATTTCAGAACAGTCGGAGTTAGTTCGTCAAGATGGGGAACGAAAACTGGATTCTGAAATAAAAAACTGACCCTGCTCGCCGAATGGATTAAAGAAAAAAGGGAGACTAAATTCTGGTGCGAGACTTGTCGAGAGCACTATGAATTTAGGAGCAAGCGAGCAGGCAAGGAAATATCTCCTCCGTGTAATGATTGTTTTCCGGGGGTAGATTTTGAAAACTCGGAAGCTTGGGAGGTATTTCAATTAGCTAGTGCTGATCCTTGGGGGGTGAATCCTACGGGGGTGATTGAAGTTTGTAAAGTTTTAGAAGTGGAAGATATTCAAGAATGTTTATTTAAAGTTTTAAGATTAGCTCAAGTATTAGAAGCGGAATCTAAAAGTAAACCCTCCTCCAAGGAGGAAAACAAGGTTGGCTGATAAAGATTTAACATATAGATTAGTAATTAGAGACGATGGAACTCCCATTCTTCGTAAGGTAGCCGCTGAAGCGGAGAAGACTGGTGCTAGTGTAACTGCTGCTACTTCCAAGGCTGTTTCCACTCCTAAAGTAGTTCCTTTTCAAATGACTCCTCAAATGCAAGCTAATGCTGCTTTTTGGATGGGTCCTGCAGTTAAAGCTCAAGAAGAAGGAATGAAAAAGGTAACTGGGGAAATAAAGACTCAAGTAGCAGAAGCAACAAATTTAGAAAGAATTATGGAACGTATCCAACGCACCGTTTCCGCTTTCGTAGCGGTTTGGGCATTTCAAAAAGTAGTTCAAGGATTTTCTGCTATGATAGGAATGGGAATAGAATATAATGCTACTTTAGAACAATCTAGACTTGGAATGGCGGCTATTCTTACTGCTCAAGGGCAATTTACAGATTCTAGTGGTAGGGCTTTACAAGGTACCGAGGCATTAAATGCTGCTATGGGAATGTCTTCGGATATAACAAAAAAATTACAGATGGATAATCTTCAAACAGCGGCTACTTATCAACAGTTAGTTAAAGCATATCAGCAAACGATAGCCCCCGGATTAGCAGTAGGATTTGATCCCAATCAAATTAGACAATATACTCTAGCAATGGTTCAAGCGGCCAGTGCTATGGGCTTGAATTTGGATATGTTAGCAGAAGAAACTAGATCTATGTTGAGAGGGGCAATTACCCCTCGTAATACTTTGATTGCTACTGCTTTGGGTCTTAGAAATGAAGATATTCGTA